ATATAAATATATACTTTACATGGCTAGTCTTATTGACCCCAACACTCACAAGATGGAAATTGACAACGCTCTTCCCAAAGACAAACGTAACAAAGTTGCCCAACAATTTATGATTGGTACTGGTGCTACAGTTAAAGGTTCTCTTGCTGAAGAATACATGAAAGCACGTGCTTTTGAACGAAGCAGTTGTGATGGTTTGGATGAAAACGATGTTCATCCTGAAATCATTGAATGGATTGTTGATGCGGCTCTTTATTTTAAACCATCAGCCTCGGCTCAAGCTGCTAAAAAGGATGTACTTGGTGATATCAAGGAATTTGACCGTACAAACTTAAAAACGGACTCAAAAAATATTGATGTATTAAAAGGTGGTGCCTGGAAAGACACTCGTGATCCTGTTCAAGAATTACCAGATTTTGATGGATCTGTTTTCAAGAATGTTTGGTATTTTACTGCTGATGGTAGCAAGAAATCTTACTGTCCTACTTCCAAAGACTTTTTCCGCAAATTGTATAGTGAAATTCTTGTACAGGGTAAATCATCTGATCTCAAAGATCTCAAAGTCGGGCTATCTGACAGAAAAGAATTCTCTCTTGATGTTGACCGACTTGTCCGTCACCGCATGTTCCAAATTACCTCTGCTCCTATCGTTCACGGCGAACCCGATTGCGATGATGCCGATGGATCATTCGAAATGATTGATATGCTTCAAGCTGGTGCCGAAAATGTCGTTGTTCGCGATCCTGCTACCAAGAAACTCATGCGCAGGGGCAAAGATGGTAAATATGTTGCTGTTGGCGAAGAAGATGAAATTACTAAAGATCAACTCCGTGCTGCTCACAAATGCTATGGTACTGGTTATCAAGATGATAAAAATTGCAAGAACTTTATGTTCGAATGCCTTCTTTCTCAAGATGCCGGTGCTCTCCAAGCATGTCTCTCAAAATGGGCAAATGATTCTGCCAACAATGGTAAATCACTCTTCGAACTTCAACAAGAAGATATCAAAAACCTCCACCCTGTTCTTGCTCTTCGCATCCTTCAACAATTCGGTTTCCGTAAATACCGTGTATTTGATGAGGTAGCTGGTGGTCAACTTTACAAAGTTGAATCAGTTAAACATTGGCTCCATAACTTCATGGCCACAAAATTCGACCAAGCGGAAGTTCAAAAGATGTTCCATGATGGTAAAACAAACACCATTCTTAAATATCTAGATCTTGTTTCGCAATTCGTTAATGCCAACCCTGCTATCCTTAACAAGGATTATTCTGGTAGTTCTGCTGAAGCTGTTGGCAAACAACCCGTTTCTGAATATGCCCGTAAACTTGGTCTTAATCAATATATTCCAGTCACATCCAGATCCGCAGTTTCTTATGATTTCAACAGACTTCGTGGTTACCTTCAAGCTAAACCCATGCGCGCTCCTTTCCAACTCTCTGCGTCTAATGTATCATTCCCCTTCGGTTCTATGATGACTCCTGGTGCTGGTGTTGGTTTACTCCAGGGTGGTGGTTCTAAATGCGACTATGTTATCAAAGCTTTCACTCAAGCTGGTAACACAACTGGTGCTCAACTTATGGAACATTACTTGAATTCCATTATTCTTGATCTTCAAAAGAAAGGCAAGACTCTTGCCACCAAAGATAGTGATAATCTCAAAGCACAACTCAAGAAACTTGCTGAAACTGAAACATCTCTCATTAGAACTCTTTGCTTTATCGATGAATACAACAGACTCCTTGCCACTCTTGGTGATTATTCAAGCAAGACTGTTACTCTTAACGAAATCAATTCTTGCAAATTTGCTGAACGCTACAACCTTCTTGATGGTAAATATCACAGCACTGAAAATCTCCTTCTAGAGGTTATTGCTAAAATCCAAAATTTGGGTGGGGCTGGTGATTCTCGCAAATTTGAGCCTCTCAACCTTGAAAATTAAATTAGATTAATTTATTTGTATTTTATTAGGTTTATTAAACTTGATAAAATAATTACGACTTTTCCAATTCTTCCAACTTTTTGATAAGTTGATTAAATTTGTCTTGTAAACTAACATCTTTTTTCATTGTGGTTTTCCAATCTCTTGTTTTTAATTTAGGATGTTTATCAATAACAAAACCTTCGTGACGTCTGTATTTAGGCATTGGTGGCGAATAATAACAATACTTTGGTATCATATCAACAGTAATACCACAATCTTTTGGTAATTGGGAAATTATATTTCGTTTTGTTTTATTTTTCATTTCAAGTGTAAACTTATTTAATAATTCAATTTCTTGTTCAGTTAGTCCTGTTAAATCTTCTTTGAGATAATTGTAATCATTAATTTTAACTAAATTATCCTTCACACAATTATACCCACTTAATTTTATAATTTCATTATATTCTTTGGCTAATTTAATAGCTTCTTCATTTAGTTCATATTCGATATTATGCTTTTTGAATATTTCTGGTTTTGATTCTTTCAATAATCTAAGATATTTTTTTGTTTGTTCTAATTTGAATTTTAAGGAAAGTTCAATAGTACTTGCTGAACGCCAACCTGCAATTTCATCCGAATCTTCTTTAATTTCAACAGTAAAATGGGCACCGTGTTTTATTCCTTTTATAAGTCTTTCCTTTGAAAACCAAACACCAGTTGGAATTTCTTCTGGTTTAATACCACAATTTTCGGGTAGTTCTATTGACCTTTTTCTTTTGGTTAGATTAGAAACATTTTCTGTTGTACTATAGAAACGGAGATTTTCTTTTCGATTATCAGTTGGAATCCTGTTAATATGATCATAAACATACGGTTGCCCCTGACCATCAAAAGTATATTTTCCCATGACATAGTTATGGAGTTGTAATGTATGTCTAGTACCATCAATATAAACATATACACAAATATATCCAGTGCCTCCTAATAACCATTGATTATAAATAATATTATCTTTAAATACACAATTCGTAACAAATAAATGATCTGTGTCAGTTTTCGTAATTTTACCGACAAAATATTTTTTATTATTATAGGTGACAATTTTATGATCAATGATTTCTTTGTATTGTATTTGCGGTTCAATAATTGATTGTTCGATAGGAACCCATGTTGATCCATAATAAGTTTTTCCATCAACAACAACTGTTTCTGGCATTTTTTCTCCATGATAGAGTTTTCCATTAACAATGACTGAAGCTTTTTGTTTATGTATTTTAATTTTAATTCTGTGATTTTTAAGGTATTTATCGATTTTGATATCATTAACAAGATTTGAATATTCGTGTTCTTGTTCGTTCATTTTATTAATTACTCCATCTAATTCATTTTTGTAAGATAATAAAAGTTTTTGACATTTCTCTATTTTTTCTATTTTCTCTTCATAAGTATATGTGTTCATTAATAATAATTAATATTATCATTAAACCTTTAAGTGATTTAAATGGTATATCAATTTTCCATTAAACCTCAAAATGAAATTCGTCGTTATTATAATCAGAATATTGTTTTTAAAACATAGAATTGTCGATACTGTAAATCAACCCGCTAATGCCGTTTACGATCCTTAAAATATTGTTAAATACGCCATATGCTCTTAAGTACACCGTATTAGCAAATGTGATATTGGCATTAACATTAACACGTAAATCAACATTATCAACACGGTTCATATTGACTGTACCAGAAGGCTGATGTTTTTCTGGGTGTAATGCGAATGAATAGACGTTAATGCCGGGCGATGGAGCACGTCTATGATATTGATAAGGTTGTAACCATGAAAAATACTGGCTATTTCTATAAGTTAACCTCTCGAACCCATTAAACAATAATGTTTCATTAAGTATAATATTACTTCCTGTTAATTCATCAGTTGGATCTCTAATCAAACTATCAGTATAATTAAATGTATCGTTTACATTTGATGTAGTTGCTGAAGCCAATTGTGTTACCCATATTAATTCTTTACAAGGCTGTGAGAATCCCAATTTAAATGTTTGAAATAAACCATCTATTGTATTTTGGCCATTAAAGAATATTTGTTCGATGAGATATTCATGACGTGCTTTTGAAAATCTGATTCGTTCGTCATCATCTAAGAAACCATATTCAACAATTAAATAACAATTATTAAGTGAAATATTATTAAAATTTATACTAGTATTGACATAAATTCGTTCGACAGCATTAATTTGTGGCATAGCTTTATAACCAGATGTAACTCCAGTGATCAAGTATTGTGAATTGACTAATGTTACATCTGAATTTGTAGCATATAAAATAGAATCTTGTTGTTGTTGTGTTTGAATTGCTGTCACGTCTGTTACATTAAGACTTTGAAACTGTTGAGTTGAAAGTTGCTGTAAATACATTGTTCGGTTAAGAATATCAAAATAAATAAACTGTCCAATTGATGTTACCCCCTCAATTGTTTGGGTAATATATTCATTTGGTATAAAATTAACAAAATCGTCTGATAAAGCTAATGCATTTGATGGGGTGACAACCGAACAGTTTTGTAAAGTATTTAATTCTAGATTTAATTTAATATGGTTATATTGCAAACTAACAATCGGTAATGCTAATCCAGTAATTCTATTAAACCAAAATTGTAATGGAACAACTAATTGATATGATTGTTTACCATTTGTATATTGGACAAGTTCTTTAACATCGCCTAATAACCTGCGAATTTGTTTCCGATCTGGTAATGTTAACTCTTGCCAAATGTTCAACCAATCACCATATTGACGGTCAATTAACTCTCCTCCAATTTCTATTTCCACAGTTTTAATAATAGCATAACCAACTCTTCTAACCCATGCAAATTTTGCAATTGGATCTGGATTTTGCTGCGCATCAACAAACTTTGGTATAGTTGGTAATTCAATTGCAACATAAATTCTTCTTATTAAATCACCGTTTCTTGATAACACACATGTGACCCGTTTACCAAAATTTGGCCTTGTTATAAAATTTTGTTGGATTGGTTCTAATGAGAAATTTGTGTGTCTCCTATATACCACTTTAAAAAAAGTTATTTGCGGTTCATGTATCAAAAATAAATCTTGGTTTGACCTTGCAACTAATTGAATTAATCCGCCAGTCATACTATACATAAAACAAATATTAAAAATATTTGTAATTGTACGATGATCTACAAGTTGAAGCATTGAACAAACCTAAAGGCTTAAATTGCTAAAGCAATACCACTAAAGGCATTAAAAAAGGTAAAATAATAATATATTTATTTATACGATTATTTATGACGAGACGTAAATATCGGTAATTTAATTGTCGTCAGGTAGTACATGCAAGGCAGTAGACTCTACTTTCTTACATGAAAGTTCAACCCGATAGGTTTGTATAACATCATTTGTTAACAAACATAAATTATTGCTCCCATAAAAGGCCAGCCAGCCCTGAAACAACTCTCAGTATATTATTTGATAAAGCATAAATACCCCATCTGAATGTAATATTACCAAACATACCACTATTCATATCTTCTATGACGACTGGTTTGAGTGTTATTTGAAGACTTGTATCATCAATTCGACTCATATTTGCAGCTCCAGACGGTAAAATAGATTCAGGATTAAGCGCAAAACTATATATGTTAACACCTGTTTGTGGATCAGAGTACATTTTTTCATAGGGTTGTACGTAGTTGTAATATTCAATTTCTCTAATAGGCTCACGATTCCTACTATTAAATTTAATAATTATATTATTAATGGGATTAATAGTACCTCCTAAATCATAGCTATATAAATCCCATTTTCTTTCACCAAAT